ACCGGACTAACCTCTGAACGAGGAGAAGTCATAGGTTGGCCCAGCCTGTCTCATCTGTTCCTTTGTCAATGACCAGCGCCCCTCAATGTTCCTCTTGTACCATTCAGTTTCATCTAGTCCATAGCCCTCTATCTTGTGGGCTGGATCTATCGACAACAGAAGCAGAGGAAGAACGGCTAGACCTATTCCAGTCTCCGCAATCATCGCCTTCCCGAAGGAGGGATAGATTCCCATCTTGACTCCTACTGCTGCTTGGGGTGCTTGGATGATACCCTGATTAACTAGGAATCCAAATCCGCCAGTAACTAATTCGGGGATTCCAGTATAGTGAAAGTAGGCATCAGCCATCTCTGGAGGGAGAGGGGCACCCGTGACCATTCCAGACTTACCATGGGGGGGTCTTTCCCATTCTCCCTTTCGGGCTGTTGACATCGTTCCTGATCGTCTGGTAATTGTTTGTTGTCCGGGATGGATATGAGAATTCATCAATTCCTCTCCTGCGTGTATGCTCTCCGCAGTCTTTCGATGTAGATGAGGTCGTCCTCATGGGCTGTAACGCCTCCCACGACATAATTAGTGCCTGCCAGATATAGGGTAGCAGCCGCATTACCAAATGATGCTGCAATCCTAGTTATGTGGAGTCGGTCAGACGCAGTAGGATTACCACTCCCAAAAGTACCAGAATCAATTGCTCTTAGAGTCGCATGAGTGGGTGAGTATGGGACTCTATTGAACCATTCACCATATACTACCTCTTGGAGATCTAGTGATGGCGTACCTTGAACAGGGAGGAAACCGACATGCAATCCAATCTCATCATTTGAAATCCTCCTAGTAGTTACGATGTCTTGGATGACGGTTGAAAGCAGCCCAGAGCCGATATCGAACGGCCCTTTTTGAACATCTACAGTTTGGGTGAAGAGTGTTAATTCGTCTTGGGTATATCCACCCAAGTCAATGTAACCCCTCCAGACTAGATAGAGATTAGCACCCACAGAGGGTTGAATCACTTCCCACCCAGTCGAGGAGGTGGGTTGAATGGTGATGGTGTCAGTACCCTCAAAGTTCAATGCAGCAGATACGGGGGGAATCTGCTTGAACAATTTTCTAGCTGTTACTTTAGGCATATCACTTCATCCTCTTTGCTTTTGCATGAGCCTTCTTTGCTAGTTGGGCGAACGGTGTTCTGGGGTGCTTCTTCTTGAGTGCCTTGTACGCCTTCGCATACTTCTTGTTGTATGCTGAAGCCTTGCGCTTGACTTTCCCTCCTGCTGTTCGAGCAGCCCTTCCCGCTGCGCGCGCACCGCGGCGCACGAGGGGTCGACATGCTCGCTCCGCAAATGCAGCTGCGAGGATTGGATCTACTCCCTTCTCTTCGAGCGCCTTCTGGGCTAATCCGCAAAGAGCCACGGCTGCCGAGTCGGTAAGAGCCTCCATTGGAAGCCCTCAGTTGTCAGCCGCCGTTGATTGAATCGCAACTGCCATCCAGTCCTTAGTCGACAGTTTGACTACGCGTGCGCGAATACGAGCCGTGCAGTACATGACTCCAGAGCCAGTGTTGGCTACATCGTTACCAGCCGTAAGGTAAAGTTGATCGTTCACGACGATGAACATATCGCTAAGACCAGAAGGGCCGAAGTTGTCTGGATAGATATCAGAGGCAAAGGTAGCCCCAGAGATGTCATCGATAGAGAGAGCCCCACTAGCAACCAATGATTGATTGTCTGCACGAACAAAGGCACTACCGGGGTTTAAATCGGTCAGTTGCATAGTCAGTGACCCGGGTTCAGCCGCTAGATAGTTCGAGATGTCGTTCCCGAAGTCACTGTCTCGCTGCCAGATGAAGTCTACTTGATCTATGGCGATTGCCTGCCCTGTCGGGACATTGACGTAAGCCGAGAGGTCTAGGGTTCCCGTTTGTCGTCCAGCAGCACCGTTTGGGTTTCCTGCTGGTAGTTGCACTGTCTCAGTTAGATAGAAACTGCCAGTCTTTGCTGTTGCCATAGCGCCCCGTGTAACAATGCCGCTAATAAACATTACATTCATGCAAGTAGGTTAATCCTCTTATGTGACCTCGCTTGTTGCCTAACCCAACCCTGCTGCTAAGAGGCCACGCAGCACCGCAAGCGAAGCGGAATAGGGGGTTCTGTCCTTCAACCTATGCACCCTTCATCCTCCAATCATATTATTACTAAGGGCATTCTCGGACGCCACATGACCCGTAAAAAGCAGAAATCTGACCCCTACATGACGAGTGTTTGCATGACTCTCCCTCATGATGTGGTCGTAATACTCGATGCATGCAAGAAACAGACAGGAAACAACCGTTCCGCCGCAGCTGCATTCATCATCAGAGATTGGAAGAGAGGAATACGAGGAGAAGCAGATATCGAGCGAGAAAAGATGAGAAAGATTCTCGAAGATGTATTGGGGAGGCCGGTTTGATGACTGAGAATTGCTGTGAGGTTAGATCGGACAAGCCAGAAGATGCCTGTCTCTGTTATTGTGGAATTTGCAGATTGGTATATGTCATTTACATGCTCACTGATGAATACAAGAAGAGGGATGAAGAATGAGAGCTCCTAAAATCACCTATTGCCCAGAATGCCATCAACCATTCAAACCAGATGGGTGGCTAGACTCGGGACAGTGGTGCAAGTGCGAATGATCTACTGTTGTTCTCTATGTGCGTACTATACAGATAATGAGACCATCTTCAATCGGCATTGGGCTTCACACCTACCTATACCGGACTAACCTCTGAACGAGGAGAAGTCATAGGTTGGCCCAGCCTGTCTCATCTGTTCCTTTGTCAATGACCAGCGCCCCTCAATGTTC